ACCAAACATATTAGCTACATATAATCCTCTAGCTACTCTAACTCCATTAACTTCGCCTAGTAATGTATGTCTAATATCCTCTCCTTTGTTATATGAATCCACTAGCTCTTTATATTCAGTAAAAGCAAGGGGGTATTTATCTCTAATTTGTTTAGCCACACCGCTACCCATAACTCCTCGACAATTTACTTGATGACCGATAATTCCTTCTGTTACTGCTAGTAAATCGCCTTTTACAATTTTAATCATAATAATCTCTCCTTTTTATTTTATGACAACTCATTCATAGCTTGATTTGCCAATTCATCTGCTCGATTATTTCCTTCATTATCAGCATGACCTTTAACCCATACAAACTGAAAATTGCTTTGTTTATCAGCTAGTTCTACCAATCTCTTCCATAACTCTACGTTTTTAACTGGTTGATTATCAGATTTCTTCCATCCTTTTTTAATCCAGTTTCTAACGCTTTTGGAAAAATTATCAACAATATATTTTGAATCACAATATATCACTACAGGTATATGAGTGGTTTTAATAGCTTCTAATGCAGTGACCACTCCTGTTAATTCCATTTTGTTATTAGTAGTATTAGTCTCACCGCCATGCATTTCTTTTGTATGACCGTTATACATCATAACTACTCCCCAACCGCCAATATTATTGTCATTCTGATTGCCACGACATCCACCGTCACAATATACTTCAATACTCATTCTCTTCACTCCTTTTTCTCTACTCTATTATTATATCATTATTTTTATCATCTGTCAATAGATAAAAAGAAAAAGATAAGAATATATTCTTATCTTTTTGAATTGGCTTCGACAATTAGTTCAACTAGTTCATGATGCTGATTGTGTCTATATCCTTCTGGATACTCCATATTAAATTCTTCGTTTAGCACTTCTCTTAAATACTTCTCATCGATCTTTTTAGGCTTTCTACATACAAAGAATATCCCTGTGGCACTAGTATCCTTAGCCCTCTGATTCTCTACTTCTTCGAAATGTATCTTTAATGTCTCTATGAGATTTTGTATATCGTGATATTTCTGTCCTGTGTAATGACCTTTACGATATGATAAGTACATTCCATTTTCGTCTAGCTCAAATGTCCTCTTAGTATCGTCTAGAGCCTGTCTACTATTAGGATTAGTACTGGCAACCTGTCTTAGCCTTTTTAAACTTCGGCTACTAAAATAGCAAACTCCATCATCTTTTACCATAGATGCACATGTCGCTATAACATATAACTCTAATTTCTTTGACATTGTTGCATTAAGTACACTATCGCATATAACTGAATCGTATAAACCATTATTTCTTACATTTAATTCAATGTCTTTAATGCTCTTAACTATTTCATCAATATCGAAGTATGTAGTTCCATCTTTTTTATCCATTACAACCTTAAAAAATGGCTCATATGCATCAAAATTATACCCTAAAGACCTGTAGTGGTTGGCATATTCTTTCTTGCCTGCCCCAAAGTCTAGATATCTTAGATTTTTACCATTTTCACTTTCTATGGTTTTAACCGCTATTTCATCGTAAAGCAGACTTCTCATGCCATTTCCACTTATATTAGCTCTATCAGTTCTTCTAGATGGTTGTGCATATGTTTGAGGATAGCTAGGATAATTCAAATGGTCGTAAGAATAAATTCCGTACTCTCTATAGAAGTAATCGTTTATAAACTCTTCTTGCTCTTCGTCTACTTTATATACAGTAATCGGATAACCTAAAGTTTCCATTGTAGAAGCATAATCACTATTGAATATTACTTTTCCTTTTACATTGACTATTGCATTGCCCCATTGACCGTACTTTATGATGCTTTTCGCTATATCTCTTCTTACTACTGGATTTCTAAACTCTAATGTCTCAATTCTATTGCTACTCAAAGTGACAAATTCATTTAGATCAACTTCTTCTATCCCTTTTATAACAACTTTTGATTTATTATGCTCCATAGAATTAACTAGCAATGTGAAATTAATATGGTCGTTCTTTGCAATCTTTCCGACATTCACTACTGGCACTTCTTCTACACCAATCTTTTTCATCGTCTTAGTTCTCTGATTGCCACTTATTAATTCGTGCTCATCGTTTATTATCAAAGGTCTGATAACTCCTAAAGTGTTTATGCTAATCTCCAAATCTTTTAAAGATTCTTCTGTTATTTTTCTAGCATTTTCTTTAGTAAATTTGATATTATCGACACTTTCTGTGATTATTTTTAGATTATTCTTCATTTTTCTCTTCTTCTTTCAAGAATAAATTATAAACGAATCCATATGTTATCCCATGTTTTTCTATGTGTTCGTCAAATTTCTTCCTCATGAAGTTGTACTCATCTTCTGTCAAAGGAATTTTTGTCTTATCTATTGATAAATGTTTTATGATTCTACCTTTTTCATCTGCATCTTTTGTATTTTTTAATTCTACCTTCAATACTAACACCTCTTCAACTGTTTAAAACAGACAAATCCTAAGATTCATCTGTTTTAATTTTATAATCACTTATTATCATTTGTGGAGTGGATATCTTTTTCTTTAATCCAAAGTTATAAAATTCATTCATAGACAATTGTCCTATTGCATCTATATTGTCGAAATACCCCAACTCGGACGCATAATTCTTATCAACCTTGAATCTAATCAATTCCATGTCATCGAATGTTTTTATTTTCACTGTTTCTTCTGTCTTCCCTATACATACCTGTTCTTCAACTGTTATATTTTTTATTCTTATAACTAGTTTTGGGAATCCATTGCCTGCTAGCAAATTAAATTTTTCTGACACTCCAATATATTCTATAACATCTTTTACATCTATTTCTATGTCGTAAATTACTGTTGGTTCTGTATCATCTAACTTAGGTAAATTAAATTCTATATACTTCTCTAAATGCTCTAGGTTGTCTTCTTTTAGTACGAAACCACCTGCCTGTGGATGCCCCATAGCTTCTTCGATCAAATTAGAATCATTTAAGAATGATTTCATATCAAATCCTGCATAGCTACGGAAACTTCCGCTAATAGTTCCTTTATGTATTCTTCCAACGATGGCAGGGCGTTTATATATGTCTGACAATTGTTGTGCCACTATACCATTAAATCCTTTTGAAGACTGTTCATCAAAAACGATTAAAACCTTTTCATTAGGATTTACTTTTGTTAGATATTGATTAACTATTTCTTTCTGTTTCTCTTTACGTAGTTCGTTTAATTTAAACATTTGTAGTCGAATCTTTTTACAGATATTGTCGTCATCTTCTAGGAATATATCTATAGCTAGTTTAATATTGTCCATCCTAGCAACACCGTTTATCATAGGTGCTATAGAGAATCCTATAGAATCACAATTCAATTTGTAGAGGTCTGCTTTAGCACCTTTTAATATTCTAAGAAGTCCTGTATTCTTGACATTTCTTAATCCATGCATAATCAGATATCTGTTCTCTAGTACATCGATTCTCATAATATCCGCATAAATACCAACGGCAACTAAGTCTACGTATTGCCATACATCTACCTGTCCTAGATTATCTTCTATAACTTGAATTGTCTTAAATACAACTCCTGCTCCAGATAGGTATTTATTAGGATATGCACATCCCTCTTGTTGAGGATTAACCAATAATACATACGGATTTTCTCTTTCTATAGCATGGTGGTCAAGTACAATGATGTCGCAATTGAATAATTCTGATATATTCTTACATGTTTCAACATCGTTAGAAGATGAGTCTATTAGTATTAGCAAGTCGCATTTTTTAACCTTTTCAAGATTGCTCTTACTTCTTTCCAATCTTTCCGCATCTTTTTCTTCGTCTAATCCTTTGATTCTTAATTGTTCTGTAATTCCATGACCGTCATTTCTTTCGCCATAGATATAATCTACATTATCAGTGTAATTTTTTAAATAACGCAACATTACGGTTGTTGCCGTAACACCGTCTGCATCTGGGTCATACGATGCCAAAATGTTCTCATTATTATGGATTGCTTTTAAAATTCTGTTACTAGCATCTTCAATGTTTTTCATTTCATATGGATCAAATAATTCGTTTTCTGTTGGACTTAAAAATCTATTAACATCTTTAATTCCTCTAATCGAAGCTATTTGTTCTTCTATTGAATCATTCGGATTTACTCTTCTCTTCGGTGTCTTTTTTATCCATTTCATCTAATTTCGTCTCCCTTTCATCCCAAAGCGTTTCTTCCGTTTGCTTTAGATTAGATAATTCCGTATAACCTTTTGCAACCTCTATATATGTTCTTAGTGCTAAAAGGCTATCGACATAATCTTCTAGAGACTTTTCTCTTAGAGTTTTATTGTATTCATGCTCTGTGACATTCTTATCAATAAAATCTGTAATGTTTCCTAATTCTTCTTTGCCAAATCCTTTGCTTTTACAGTGTTCTTCAAGCTCGCTCAAAGTTATATATTTGGTAATAATGTCTGCAGAAGATGTTAGTTTGTACATAATTTCTAATAAACTCATATAAAAACCCCCTATATACTATTACTATCTAAGTATATCATTATTTTTTGCTTTTGTCAATTTGGTATAATGCGTTATACACTATACTTTTATCTCAAAACAACATTCTTCCAATAGTTCGCTCCAAACTTCTAAGCCACAGTCAATAGGTGAATCTTTTCTTCCAAGTAGATTTTTATTATCGTATATTGCAAATATCTTTCTACCCTTGAATCTCTCTGCTTGTTTCTTTATTTCATCGATATTTATTCCTTCGTCATAACACAATACTACCTCTATATCTAATCCTAATTGCTTTATTATTTCAACCTGTGCATCTGATATCTCAGAAGCTCCGATGGCTAGCGTATTATATATTCCGTTGGCAAATGCTTTCATACATGACTTTTCTGACTCGTATATATAAACTTTCTTATATTGCAAGATGTACATATGAGCAAAATGAAAATTAAACCATTCTAATCCATTGTTGCATTTATACAGGTATAAATATTTATGTTTGGGTGCATCTTCGGTCTTCGCTATCCTACCTTTAACCCCTACAATTTGACCAAATCTATTTCTGATAGGAAATACTACTCGCTTGCTATCTAAATCAAATCCCACATCATACATCACTTGTATATGGTGAGGTATACCTTCGTCAATCCAATCCTTAAATGACACTGGCTTGCCTTGGATTCTAAACTCGTCCATTATATTCTCATCAAGTACAGGATTTGGCTCTGTTTCTCTTTTCTTTCTTCCGCTACTAAGTAATGCTCTTAGTGGAGCAACGTAGTCAACTCTCTTAGAAAAGTCACCACCTTTCAAAAATTCAGTCCAACCAAGGGTTTCACATATAAATTTCTTTGCATTATGCAAATCTTTATCGATCTCTGACTCGCTTTTACCGTTAGCCAAGAAAGATACTAAGCCATATATGTCACCACCTTTAAACCCTACAGGAGTTCTTATTGAAGCGGAAAGACTTTGATTTAATTTCACCTGTACTGCACGTTTGTTATTGCTATCGAATCTAGGAGGAAGCTGAGCTTCAACACGACCTCCGCTATAACTAACATACTCACAACCCATAGCCTCTAATATCTTTTCAACCTTGTTCTCATCTAATAACTTTAACTTTATAATCTGTAAGTCGGACAATTTTCCAACACCACCTTTTGTCCTATATATACGTTAATTGTAATCTTTCGCAACAAAAGTCCAACCTTTTTCATAGAAAGCATTTCTGTGGAATGCAGGTTCTACTACCATTATTGGCTGACCATTTTCATTGTTAGAGCCAAATCGGTTCTTGGGAGTGAAGAATAGATAATAAGTTTTACCTTTTTCTAATTTGAAATACTCTTTATCATATCCACCGCTCTTTTCATTTTTCTTCAATTTATAGCATTCCAACTCTTTCTTTTCTCCTTCGTACTCATCGCTCCAAGCAGGTCTAAACATCATTACAGTAGAAGCTTCGTTTTTAGCTCCTTTACCCTCTCCGATGGCATCGAATCCTAAATATCGGCTCTTAATTGCCGAATCCGCCAACTGAAATGTTACAACTGTTCTAAGATTACAACCGCCTGCGTTTTTGCGAGTCAATCGATATATAGTCTTCATATCTTCTACAAATGTCTCCCATCGTGCAGAGTGAGTTGAATCATCGGATACTTTATGCGTATCTATTAGTAGATTGATATATCCTCTATTTGCCCAAAAGCGAATGATTTTCTCCAAGTCTTTCATGACATACTTCTCCATGAAGATGACTTTGATTAACGACTCATCATCATCGATCAACTCAGCCATTTTCTTAAACGCTTTTCGGATTAGTTCTCTATCTGATTCTTGTAGCTTGCCATTAACCATACGCTTTCTGTCGAATCCTGTTTTAAATTCATGATTTAATATGGATAATACAATTTTTTGTCTAAATGATTGTGCATCTTCCTCATTTAGTACAATTACTAGTTTTTCCTTATTTGTAATACAACTCATTACGAATTTATCTGCCATTATTGAAGATTTACCACTGTTACCAAATCCACCCCACATGAAAACGTGACCTCTAGCCACTCCCTGTGTTATAGTATTCATCGAATAACTATTAAAGAATGGTAGCATTTCTGCAGATTCCTCTTCTAGCTTGCGAATAAATTCATCGCCTTCAATATATAAGTTCTCTGCTTCGTAGTTGTTGACACTACCTAGAGATATACCATTGATTTTATCATTCCAAAACGAAACTAATTGCTCTCTAGTCATGGCTTCATAGTTGTACTTATTGCGTTTTAGTAAAACTTTTTGTCCGAATAATAGATATAATTGTCGGACTATGTAATTCTTCTTTATAGTCTCATAGTAATAATCTATGTTGTCTGAGTTATCCTTAACTATGTTGACCGCATCATCTATGGTATTCCTAGCACCATATTCCTTAAACTCTTTTTCTACTCCTAGGTCTTTGACATATTTAGCTACAGTTATTTCATCAAATGTCTTAATTCCGTCTCCAAACATTCTTCTACCTAGTTCGTAATAGAAACTCCATACGTCATGAATAAATTCATCTTCACTTATATTGTCAGAGTATTCACTATATGCATCGAATGGGTTCGCCCACAACAATCCAACAAAATAAGCTTCATTAATCTCGGCTTTTTTGCTTATCGATGCTACTTCCTTTTCTGCTAATTCTTTACTTTTGTCTACTGCCATTAAACATCGCTCCTATTAATCGTCTAAGAAATCTGTAAAATCTGTGTTGTTTCTTGAAGGTTTTTTGTAATTAGTTTCATATTCTTGACTATCTGGATTCATATTTTCAATATGTTTCTCCAATAGTAATCTCTGACTTTCACGTTGTTTTACACGTTGTTCTACTATATAAA